AAGAATGATAAGAACACTACTATTGCTCCGAGCGATAAAAATCACTCAGAGCTTAAACCAATAATTACTATTACTCTTAATGATAAAACAGAATATCCTATCACTCAAGATATGGTTACTGAATGGAAGTCTTTATATCCAGCGGTTAACATCTTGCAGGCTTTACGAGATATACGGGGTTGGAATTTATCTAAACCTAGACAACGAAAAACAAAAAGAGGAATAATGTCGCATATAAATACATGGTTAGCGAAAGAACAAAATAGTGGGAGCTATAACAAGCCTAGTAATAGTCAGAAGTTCATACCAATATCAGAGCAAATAAAAATAGAGAGAGAACAAGAAAGAAAACAAAAGGAGGAATCATGTTAGAAGAAGAATTTACAAGAGGGGTTAATGTTTTACAAGCAGTATATCCTAGAGGTATGACTACGAATAGAATTAGAACTATATATGAGAATTATTTTCTACAAGAGAATTATAATGCAGAGACTTGGATTAAAGCATGCAGGAATATAGGGGCAACATCTAAATTCTTTCCTAATATAGCAGAAATGAAGTCAGCTTATTGGGAAGCAGCAAGAGAAAAAAAGATAGAAATAACACATAGTGACTGTGAGTTTTGTGATAACGGATTAAGAAGTTATTTTAAAAAGAAAAACGGAACACGATATACTTATTGTGCTTTATGTGATTGTGAATTAGGAGATCAATATAGCCAAAACTTAGATAATGGGAAACACTGGGCTAAATGGTCTGAAAAAGAAAAACAAGGTAAATTTATAAAGCATAACAATGAGATTCTGCCTGAATTTATACCTTTTACTAATAAATACGCAGAACAAGAAGATATACCGTTCTAAAAATACAGGATAAGGGATTGACATATTTTTAAGGCTTGTTTATAATTTAGGGCATGAAGAAACTCACTCCAAAGCAAAATAAATTCAAACAAGAATATCTTAAACATTTCAACGGTACAAAAGCTTATCAGACAGCCTATGGAGTTAAAATTTCTGTTGCCGCTGTCAATGCGTCTCAGTTACTAAGAAATCCTAAGATGCAGTCGGCACTAGCTAAATCACTCGACAAACAAGCAGAAAAAGCTGAGATAACTGTTCAGGAAATCATACGGGATTTAAAAATACTTAAAGATCGCTGTATGCAAGCTTGTGAAGTTAAAGATAAAGAAGGTAAACCAACAGGAATATATAAATTTGATTCTGCCGGCGCGAATAGAAGTCTTGAATTACTCGGAAAGCATCTGGCTATGTTCTCTGATAAACTAATCGTTAAACATGATTTAAGCGATTTACTTGAGGAAATTGAGGATGAATCGGAGCGAGGATTGCCAAAGGTTAAAAAGTAGGCTTAGCGACCAGATATGGCGGTTAAATAATCTCTACTGGATCACCAACGAAAAAGGTCAGAAGATAAAACTCCATCTAAACTGGGTGCAACGTCAGATCATCAAAAACTTGTGGTTCTTAAATATTATCCTAAAATCCCGTCAGCATGGAGTAACAACATTTTTCTGCATATTCTTCCTTGATATCTGTTTATTTAATTCTAATATTAGAGCGGGCATAATTGCACACAATAGAGAGGATGCAGAGGCGTTTTTTAAAGATAAAGTCAAGTTTGCTTATGATAACCTACCGGAGGGCATAAAAGCATCAAGGATAGCTGACACAAGCAATGCAAGAGAGATTGCGTTTAATAATAACTCTATAATTCGTGTTGGAACATCACTTCGATCAAGTACGCTACAATATCTCCATGTCTCAGAATTTGGAAAGATATGCAAAGATTTTCCGGAGAAGGCAAAAGAGATTGTAACCGGTGCGTTTAATACTGTTGCAGTGGGTCAATTTATAGCGATTGAGAGTACAGCAGAGGGCAAGGAGGGCTATTTCTTCAATTACTGTCAAGAAGCCATAGATAAGATTGGGAAATTACATAGTAAGCTTGAGTTTAAATTCCATTTCTACGCCTGGTGGGAGGATCCAAAGAATACAGTTGATCCAAGGGGAGTGATAATTGTTCAGGAAATCCTTGACTATATTCGAGGGCTACAAAGCGAGCAGAAAATACAATTAGACGCAGGTCAGCAAGCCTGGTACTACCTAAAATGGAGACAGTTAGGTGAGCTTATAAAGAAAGAACAGCCGTCTTTCGTTGATGAGGCGTTTGAGAGTGCTATTGAGGGATCCTATTACATCACACAGATGCGCAAGATTAAGATCGAAAATCGTATATGTAAGCTGCCTCTTTTAGATGGCTTTCAGGTGTCTACATGGTGGGATCTGGGCGTAAACGATGCTATGACAATATGGTTCACTCAAATAATAGGGCGAGAGATAAGAGTAATTGATTATTATGAGAATAGTGGAGAGGGATTTCCGTTTTATGCTAAGGTGCTGCGCGATAGGAAATATGATTATGAATCACATAATGCGCCGTTTGATATCAATGTTAAGGAAATGGGAACTGGTAAAACAAGAATACAATCTGCTAAGGAGTTGGGGATTAAGTTCACAGCTTGCGCTAAACTTCCTCTTGAGGATGGCATTGAGGCAGTCAGGAGAATTTTAAGTTATTGCTGGTTTGATGAGGTAAAATGCCATAAGGGTATCAATCATCTAAAAGACTACCGCAAGGAGTGGAATGAAAAACTTGGATGTTACAGGGATCAACCGTTGCATAATGCTGCTAGTCATGGAGCGGATGGATTTAGAACGTTAGCAGTAGGACATAGGTTCACAGATAGTGGACAATCACTTGATCAGAGATTCAGGCGCAGGAGAACAGGCAGCAAAAAGAAGTACGATGCGCTTAATTATAGTGGATAATAAAAAGGAGAATAAGAACATGAGTAAAAAGAAGAAAGTTATATTGACAGGCGAGTTTGATGCTGAGGTTTGGGCGAAAGAGTTTATGAAGGTGGCAAAAGTAGTAGATGAAAACGATATGGTGGGTTGGTTTGCTAATGCCATTAAGGCTGGATACGACAGAGCAAAACAAGAGAGGGAGGATTACTAATAGATGATCTACTTCATACAAGCCGGAGAGGGAGCCGTCAAGATAGGCTTTGCAAAGGATGTCAAGAAGCGATTTAGAGAATTGCAGACTGGCAACCATGAGACGTTAAAGCTTTTAAAAGAGATTGCAGGAGAGGAAGAATTGGAGCAGGAAATTCATTTATTAGTTAATCGATATCATGTCAGGGGGGAGTGGTACGCTCCGGCTGTCATGGAGGATATAATGCTTAAGTCAATAATTGATTCAAACGGTAATTTAGGAGCGAAATAATGAAAGTAAAAATAATAAAAATACTTATGGCAATATTGATAGTCTGTACTTATGTATTCGGGATGATATTAGTAAATGATCAGAAGGTGATAATGGAATTGGATCGGAAATGGAAAAAGGGGCTTGAAAGCGAAATGGTGCAAAGAGGCAAAAGTTGGCGTATAGACGAAAATGGTTTTATTGAGCTTATAGGTGATAATTGGGAGGAGGCTATAATAGAATTAGAAATCGAAATTAGAATTACAGACGAGATAGTAAAATAACAAAAGGAGTGAGAAGCGATGCCAAAAGTAAGAAACGTACTTAAAATAGGGTTCGATGAAAAAGGTAAAGTCATGGTGTATGGCCCGTTGGATGACAAGAAGCTATGTATGTTTTGTCTTACGGAAGCGATTAAGATTGTGAGCGATATAGAGAATACGAAAATAAAAACACCAAAGATAGAGTTGGTGCCAAAACCTAAAATAATACTGCCTAATTGATAAGGAGGCAACCATGCACAAAGAATATATTGACTTCCTAAAGGCTGAGTTAAAAGAGTATGACAATGAGCTTATATCAATGCTTGAGTTGCCTAGCGTGGCATCGCTCAGGGCAAGGATTAAGAATGACAAGCGAGACACTAAGGAAATGCTTGCGTTATACAGGAGCATGACATATTGCGACAGATGTATCAGGTCAGTCAAGGCACAAATGCGTAGGTGCAATGATAATGCTGAGAAATTGTTAGGACATAGACTTCAAAGACCTAAAAGAAAGTATGTTCAAAAGAATGATACTTTTATGATTTGACAACGAGAATTAGCTGAGGATAATTAGATTATGAGTAAGAAGAAAGGAAGTAAAACAAGCACTTTGGAAAATATAGGTTCAGTTTTCTCCCCAATAGTAACATATGGTATAATGTCTGCAACTGGTAGGGGAGATGAGTTTAAACATACAACTCAAGGAAGGTGGTGGAGAAAGCCATCAACAAAATTTCCTGAAACAAAAACTGATAATAGCGCAGCACAAATAGCGGCAGCATCATCAGAAGCTGCTATGGCAACCGCTAAAGAAAAAGAAAGATTGAGATTGAAAGCATCCGCAGGTAGGCGTTCATTGATTTCAACCAGTGGTGCAGGCGTCCTTGAACCAGCAACAACCAACAAGAAAAAACTAACCGGAGAATAATATGCCTGATCCTTTAAGGCTTATCAGTAGACTAGGAGAATTGAAAACCGCAAGAGCGCCATGGAATGCTTTGCATGATGATGCTATCAGATATTCCAATCCAAGTAGAACTTTATCATCGGGCATAGCAGAACCGGGTAGTACAAAAACATCAGCAATCTATGACAGTACGGCTATTTATGGCAATTTAACACTAGCGGCAGGTCTATTCGGGGCTTTATATACCGGTAAATGGTTTAAGTTTAAAACAAGCGATGCTGCAATAAATGAGGATTATGGAGTTCGTGAGCATCTAGGATTTTTGACTGAGAAGATGCAAGCGGAGTTATTAGAGAGTAATTTCGGAACACAGATGTTGCAACTATTAATGGGCTTAACAAGTATCGGCACAGCTTGTATGTATGAGGAAGAAGGTCAGGATACAACGCTCAATTTCAGCACAAAGCATATATCGCAGTTTTATCATGCGGAGAATAAAGACGGCATTGTTGATACTGTTTTCAGAGAATTCACGTTTAAGGTTAGACAGGCTGTTCAAGCTTTTAGACTTGATACTGTTGGGGAATCGATAAGA